GCAAGAGATGCTTGTTTACGCCTCTCTTCCTTTTGCTTCTGCTCTTTAATGAGTTGAAGCGCATTGAGTTTTTTCATCACTTGTGTCCCTCCTTTACAAACTTAACACCACGATAGGTTTCGTTGTATTGTTGGGGTTGTTGCATCATCTGCTGTTGATACTCTAAACGCTTTTGCGTATCGTATTCAACTCCGCGATAAACTACTTTAGACATTAGGGTTCTCCTTAGTTTTTTAGGTTAAAGAGCGTTCCTTCAGTCGGCGTTTGCGTTCGCTATTTGCGAATAGCGAATGAACGATCCGTTCCGCGTCGGCTTACTTCCGTCTGATAATACAGATGAACGTAAGGTCATTATAGACCTGTTAGTATAGTTATGCAAAAACTTTTGTAACTTTTGTTACAATTTAATCTCTCTGTCTCCAATCATCTGGTTTATCACCAGAAAAGAAATCAATTATATCGTCTACGCTATTGAATCCTGTTCTATGATTTGAAGGATCTGGATCTCCAAGATCTAGTTGATTCATAAAATCATCAAGACCACCTTCCTGCATATTAGGATTAGCAGCACGTCTTCTTGCTTGTCTTAAAATAGTCGCAGCAGAACGATTTGCTTTGGCAAGTTTTTCTGCCCAGATCATTTCACTTAACTCTACAGATTCGCCCATCACAATTCTCTCACAGATTGCTTCAAGGCGAAGGCGGTATTGAGTAGAGAGCATATACTTCTCCAGATATAGTGTATTTATTTTATCGCTCAATATAGCTTAATGTATGATCTTTAGCATAGAGTTGATGGATGATCATATCACATCCTATCTTAGGATTACAATCACCACAGGTATAAACATCTACTGCTGCTTTACCTTCCTCCGGCCAAGTATGAATACTGATATGACTTTCAGACAACAAACAAAGCACAGTAACTCCTTGTGGTTCAAACTTTTTTGAGATAGTTTGAACCACAGTAGCACCACTTGCTATTGCAGCATTTTCTAGTAGATCTATAAGACAACGCTCATCGTCCAAAAGGACAAATGAGCATCCATACAAATTAAGTAGATAATGTTTCCCCATTCTCTTTTGCTTCGCTAATCAATGAACTTATAATCTCTTCTGTGCCGTCCATTGTTTTGATAGCAAACAGAGATGATTTTTGGTATTTTTTTATTTTTTTATATTTTTTTAGAAGTTTTTGAATTTCGTTTTTATTAATCGCAACTTCAATATTTTCTTCACTAAAACCTTCACTCATCTTTTTTTCTTTTTCTCAGGTTGTTTGTATCCCCAAATTTTAGGGTTAGTTCTACCATATCCAAAATCAATTTTTTGAATTGCATCAGGACCATATTTGTCGTAATACATGTCAAAAATACGAACTCTACTTCCTCTTACAAGATCAATACACTCTTCGTCTTCATCAGAATACCATATTAAGTATGCATCAGAAGGAAAAGATGAATCTTTTGCCTGAGCAAGTGTTGTCTTTTGAAGAAGAATATCGCACCCATAAGAGGCAGGGCTATTAGTACTTTGTTCTATTTTTTTCTTAGACATAGTATTCTCCTGCCTGTTTCCTACAAAATCACGAGTAGTGCTCATGAACGACCACCCCAACGAATGTCTGAATATGCTTCTTTTACATTTTCAAAACTAATTTTATATTTAGATGAAAGTTTTTTATCTTTTGTTAGAACAATAACCTCTGCTTCTTTAGGATGAAGTCCTTGCAAAAGATTAATAAACATCATCTCCCTGCGAATAGAACTAAGACTATTGTTTCCACCTTTTACATAATGGTAAAGATTTTGATATTCTCTGCGAAGAGAAGTGCGTCCTCTTCCATCTAAGTCTTGTCCAGTAGCAGATTCGCCACCCTGAGATTCTTTTTTAAGGTTTTCTGAAAGAGTTCCAGAGTAAACATTTTGATCTTTCAAATCACCATAAGGAACATCACCTTCTGGAAGAAGGGAAATTACAGTTTCATCAAAGTTCCAAATAAAAACTGCTTTGAGAGCATCGTTTTCATATGTCTTTAGAACTTCAACTTTTTTAGAATTTGATCTTTGCTTAGATGCTAATTCTAAAATTTCAAAAATAAATGGATTTGTTGGAAGAACGTCTATTGGAGTTTCAGTCGTCTTCCTCGTCTTCGTCGTAGTCATAATCGTAATCGTTCTCAAATCGTACAGATACTATTTCGTCAGGTATCACCTGCCCATTTTCATCAAAAAACTCTGGATGTAAGTAGGGAGGTCTTGATTCCAATAAATGCCTATAGGTTAGCCAACCTATTATACTTCCTACCATAAAAAATAGCAAGGTAAACATTACAGTGAATGTTACTACATATGCTGTTTCCATTTGTTTTCTCCAGAGAGTTTATTTTTTCCTAACATCAAAATGAAATTCTATAAAGAAATGAAACTCTCTACGGAAAAGAGAGATCATCTTACCAAACTTCACTTGAAAAGTTTTTGGTTCTGGTGATCTCTTCCTCCTATTCCTAAGTAATAACTCAACGCCCCTATTGATTTGGGGTTCTGATTTATTTAGTTTGCTTTTTCCTTCTTCCTGGTCGTTTGTCATGACTATACTTCCAGGCATCTTCTAAGATGCTATACAAATAATTTCTAATTTTTCTTGCTTCAGGTTTTGGTAGATAACCATATCCTTCACGAAGTTGTTTGTGAATTTCATCAGAACCACCTTCAAGATAATCATCTAGATCCATTACAAGACTACTGATTTCGTTTGCAGTTGAACTTCCAATAAACTCTTCAACTTCATGGCGCTTTGTTCCACGAATTTTTAAATAATCATAGAATTTTAAAACAAATTGTCCCCTAAAAGCATAATCAATAGCTTTCTCAACATCACCATAGACTTCGTGAAAGTTAGTATCCATTAAACTAGATTTTGCTCCTTCAGATATTGAACGGTATCAGTACATCCGCCAATGTGTTTTTCATCAACAATAACTTGTGGAAAAGTAGATCCTTGTCCAAATTCTGCATAGAATTCTTCTCTAGTAAAATCTACCCCAAGTTTATAAACTACATGCTGTAGTTGCGTCAACTCTAACACTTGTTGAACTTTTGTGCAATATGGGCAACCGTCTTTTGAATAAACTGTAAACTTCATAATTTTTATAAAACTGAAAGTTATTTAGCGTTAACTGGAATTCCTTTTCCTTCAGGTAACCATACTTGTTGTTGAAGTTCTATTGGAGGTAGTTCTTCTTTTGCTGCAGGTAAACCTTGTTGACCAGGAAGTTGTTTATCTGTTGTTGATGTTACGGTGATTACTTGGTCCATGATAAATTTTTGTTTTCTATAGGTTCTTTTATCTGGATTAAAACTAATCAACATAAGTGCATCAAGTTCCTCTCCACAGTGAGCAATTACTCTACCTGTGGTTTTATCTGTTACTACCCAATAATCATACATTCTTTTTCTTCTTTGGTGGTTTAGGAGGTCTATAAAGTTGAGGCCAAGTATCGCGAATTATTTCTGCCAACTTATAAGGTGTTTCTGAACTGATCATTAAAAAAGGGAGGTCACCCTCCCACTGTATCACAAAGCATTACCTCTTGGCAAGACTTCTTCAGGGAACACAAAATTCTCGTGAGGTTGATCTACTGGAGCCATCCAAGCACGAAGACCTTCATTCAGGAGAATGTTCTTGGTGTAGAAGGTTTCAAACTCAGGATCCTCAGCGGCACGAATCTCCTGACTTACAAAATCATAAGCACGTAGATTAAGGGCAAGACCAATGATACCGATGCTGGAAGTCCACAGACCCATGACAGGAACAAATAACATGAAGAAATGAAGCCAACGCTTGTTACTAAAAGCAATACCAAATATCTGTGACCAGAATCGGTTTGCAGTAACCATTGAATACGTTTCTTCTTCCTGTGTAGGTTCAAATGCTTTGAAAGTGTTTGCCTGATCGCCATCTTCAAATAGTGTATTTTCTACTGTTGCTCCATGAATCGCACAGAGCAGTGCTCCTCCTAGTATACCAGCAACTCCCATCATATGGAAGGGGTTGAGGGTCCAGTTGTGGAAACCTTGTAGGAACAGAAGGAACCTGAAGATTGCAGCAACACCAAATGAAGGTGCAAAGAACCAACTGGATTGTCCCAGTGGATACATCAAGAATACAGAAACAAATACTGCAATAGGACCAGAAAATGCAATAGCATTATAAGGGCGGATGCCGACCAGACGAGCAATCTCAAACTGGCGAAGCATAAATCCAATCAAAGCGAAAGATCCATGGAGCGCCACAAAAGGCCAGAGTCCCCCAAGTTGGCACCACCTGACGAAATCCCCCTGAGACTCAGGACCCCAAAGTAGAAGAAGAGAATGACCCATAGCATCTGCAGGCGTTGACACAGCTGCTGTAAGGAAATTAGCGCCTTCAAGGTAACTAGACGCCAACCCGTGGGTGTACCAGCTTGTAACAAACGTCGTGCCAGTAAGCCAACCACCAAGGGCAAGATAAGCAGTGGGAAAAAGAAGGAGTCCAGACCAACCCACAAATACAAAGCGATCTCGTTTAAGCCAGTCATCAAGGACATCAAACCATCCCCTCCGTGAAATTGGTTGTGAAAGTGTAGATGAAACCATTATACCTCCTGATTAAAAAAGGGGTCAGAAGACCCCAAAGATTTGATTGTTATTTTATATCAACCGATTGCAGGTGCAGTAAGAGCAACGGGAGTGCTTTCAGCAGCAGCCAAGTCCAGAGGGAAATTGTGTGCGTTCCTTTCGTGCATCACTTCCATCCCAAGTCCAGCGCGGTTTAGAACGTCAGCCCAAGTGTTGAGTACACGACCCTGACTATCAATCACAGACTGATTGAAGTTGAAACCGTTCAGGTTGAACGCCATGGTGCTAACACCAAGAGCAGTGAACCAGATACCAACTACAGGCCATGCAGCAAGGAAGAAGTGCAGCGAACGGGAGTTATTGAACGATGCATATTGGAAGATCAGTCGTCCAAAGTATCCGTGGGCGGCAACGATGTTGTAGGTCTCTTCTTCTTGTCCGAACTTGTAACCATAGTTCTGAGACTCTTGCTCTGTCGTCTCGCGGACAAGGGAAGACGTAACCAGACTTCCGTGCATAGCACTAAAGAGAGAGCCACCAAATACCCCAGCAACCCCAAGCATATGGAACGGATGCATAAGGATATTGTGTTCTGCTTGGAAGACGAGCATGTAGTTAAACGTGCCTGAGATTCCAAGAGGCATTGCATCAGAGAAGGAACCTTGACCGAAAGGATAAACAAGGAAAACCGCAGAAGCAGCAGCAACAGGAGCGGAGTAAGCAACACAGATCCAAGGACGCATCCCCAGACGATAAGAGAGTTCCCATTCACGACCCATATAAGCGTAGATACCGATAAGGAAGTGGAACACAACCAGTTGGAAAGGACCACCGTTGTAAAGCCACTCATCTAGGGAAGCAGCTTCCCAGATTGGATAAAAGTGCAGTCCAATTGCATTGGACGAAGGAATCACAGCACCAGAGATGATGTTGTTTCCGTACATGAGTGAACCAGCAACGGGTTCACGGATACCATCAATGTCCACAGGGGGAGCACCGATGAATGCGATGATGAAACAGATCGTAGCAGCAAGTAGGCAAGGAATCATCAGAGTTCCAAACCAACCAACATAAATGCGATTGTCGGTTGAAGTAACCCAGTTGCAGAACTGTTCCCAAGTATTCGATTGTCGTTGTTGTGAAAGTGTAGCAGTCATTTGTTTAAATGAGTAGTAAGACCATCAGGGAAATGGTGGAGTTACTATTCCCCAGTCACCCTCAGACTGGGTATGAGAGACGTTTTTATACACCCTAGAGGTCTCGGTTTACGGGGTGTTTAACAATGTTAAGATTTATGAGAAATCCGTAACATTTGTTTACCTATTTATCATACTACGGTTTCCCGCTCCCGTCAAGCCCCTATGCTTGTTTAGGCAACCACTCCTTTGGATAATTCATTTGACTTCTTGGTGGTGGATTTGATCCAGGCGAAGTTCCTGTTGTATCTGGAACTCCAACACCAGTAGCTCCTCTTCTTTGTTGGGCGGGTTCTATTGGTTGTATCTGAGCAATCTCAACGCCAGGAGTGTCACCTGCCTCTCCCGGAGGAGCTGATCCTGATCCAGGAAACTCATCCCCATACATTTGCTGAACATATTCATCAGAAGCTTCAAGCATTTCTTTTAGTCTCTTTTGCTTTTCTTCTGGAGATAAATCACCACTACCAGTTCTTACAAAAGAAGTTGCATCTGGACTATCAAGAGGAATAAAAACATTTAATGAAGTTCTTCTTTGGAATCTCAGATTACTAATAGTAACTGTACCATTTGAAAGTGCAGGAGAAAGGAACTCCAAAGATTTACTTTTTGCCTGAGGAACTGTCATACTATACGTTCCGGAGGATGTTGCAATAACGCCAGATGAATCTGCCAATATAGAATTTCCAGTTATTTCAACATCAAAAACTAAAGTATCATAATAAGAAGTGTCAAAACGACTTATAAATCCATTCGTAACTCCGCCTGGTCCAATACTACCAGTATTCGTTATTGTTGCAGATGAACCAGATGAACTGTAACTAGTTCCTGCAGTTATATTCCATTGTGGATTTGCAAGATCAGTATTGCCAACTGCAGGAAGTGTCGTAAAAAGTATGTCAGATGTTGTCATCTGCTCATTAAGTTTTTTTCTCCAGTCATATTTTTTTTCTTTCATTACTGAGGCAATATATTTTTTTTCTTCCCTCAGCTTTTCTTCTTGCACTTTTTTCTCAATTAGTTTCTGTTGATGCTTTTGCTTAACATCGTTCATATCAATATAATAAAGTGCTCTAGAATAAGTGTTCATTGAAAGATATTAACATTGTCTCTTTTAGATATTTATTTTAAGAGTATTTGCTAAATACTTACAGTGTCTATCACGATAAGAAAAATGAAAAGATTAACTTTTATCTTTTCGTTATTCTTAATTACTCCTGTAAGTGCGTCTGAAATCACATCAAAAATTACTGATTCTGTTCAATTATCAGTTCAGGGTGCTGCGGTACAATCAACAAGAATCGGTGCTTCATACTCAGCATCGGGAACAAATATTCAAGCAACTTCATTTGGTGGTGTAGGTGGTGCTGGAACTTATGATATCAATACAGCGGGTCAAGCATTCACTTTTTCAGAAACTTTCAATGCTGCTGATACCCCTGTCACCACTCAGTCGGTTAGTGCTGGAGCAATTGCTGCTCCCAACCTTTATGGCAACTCTACTACTCAGTTAGCAGGAGATAAAGGTACACTCGCTGGCACACTATCACCAACGGGTGTTCCTACCGTAACTGCTGGTGGTCCTGGCACTAGTGCAACAGCACAACGTAGTATTGAACTGAGCGTATTCAAATGAGACACCTAACTCCCGTCTTGCTTTTAGCAGCGGGAGTCATTTGTACTCCCGCTATGGCTAATACTGTTGTGCCCAATTTTACCCGAGGCACTATAACAGCAACTACAGAATCTCATACTGAGATTATAGAAACAATCAAACAAATAGAGTATACCACTGGAACGTCTTATACAGTGACAGGTACAAATATTAATATACCAGGAACACCTGCTCCTGGAACGAATTATAGCATTATGGATCAAGGTGCTCCATTCCAGTTTAGTGAAACAACACTTGGACCTGGCGTGGCAAAAGAAACATGGATCGAAAGAACTACCACAACCGATTCTACAACAAACTCAGTCTCTGTATTTACCCAATAATAGTTCTATTCT